CGTTTCTGATTCTTGTACGCGCGATCTTGGCGCGTACCGACAACGGTCTTGATGTACCAAGCCTTTTGCCGGATTCGGGCAAGCTCCTCGGCGAACTCCTCAACCGTCATGTTCGCAGCACTCTTCGACATAGCCCTCTCCTTCACATTCCTGGCACGCGGCCTGGTAACCCTCGAGGTAGCCGCCATGGTTCCAATCCACGACGGCTCGCTCGTACTCACATTCACCCTGACCACCGCACTCAGGACACAACACATATCCCTTGTCCAACATGGACTGGTGATACCGCTGCGCCATCTTGTGTTGCATCTCCAAGATGGGCGCCACCGCCTCAATGTGCTTTTTCACGGCATCCATCACACAGCTCCTCTGGCAAACTCTCGTCCAATGCATAGTCAATGTTGTGATACTCACAGTACCCGATCACCGCATACATTTTCTCGCTCGGCGCAATGAAGGCATCAATCAAAACAGCCAGCTTGCCATTGTCATCCACGATAAAACGCAACCAATAATCCGACACATCATCCGTGCCCCACGCATACAGGCGAGTCGTTAAACCCTCGCCTGATGTCGCGGTCACCTGCCCTGCAATTGAGGACAGATAACTCAATGTCCAATCCTTATCACTCATCATATCCCTCCGGTGGGCCATCTGGATCGCCGTCTGCTTCGCCCGAAAACTTGCGCCGCGCTTCATGGTAAACATCAATCACGCTCTCGCCGTGCTTGGCCGTCCACTCTTCTACGGTCATGTCTATGGCGTCCTCCTCCATGTCCAAGACCCATGCGTTTACTTTTCCCATTTCTACCTCCGTATTTTAGGAACCAACAATCTGTGCACAGGAAATCATTACCGTCCTTTGCGTCAGCCTTCTCGCCACATTTGTGGCACCTACTGATGGGCAACATTTTTGAGCCTATCTAATTCAGCCAAATAAAAGTCCCGCTCATGCAGTCTGCATCTTTTGGCACAAGGATGATAAATCCAATAATGCTGTAAGCCCCATTCAAGCCATTTGATGCGCTGGCGTGTATCGCACTTACGAAACTTGGTGTTGTGCCAGCGTTGCAAAATGTCGTAGTCAGACATCCTTCATGCCCTCCAGCAAATGACAGATCACATCAACGGTCCAGCCGTTGCCCAGCATCCGATAACGCTGGGTGTTCGATACATGCGCCGTGTATCCATCCGGCACGGTTTGCAAACGCTCACATTCAATAGGCGTCAACTTGCGCCACTTCATATCGTCAACCGCCAAGAAGTTGTTATGCTCCCATGACGAACCGCTCAACGTGGGAACCTTACCGTCCTCCGCTTTGATGCCGCCTTTGTTCTTGCCCCTTGGCACCTGAAGAATCTTTGGCTCAAGATTCCCGCCGGAATTGGCGCACAATGTCGGCGCCTTGCCGTCTGGATGATAGACGCGACGATTGTAGCCGTGGCCTTTCAAATCCGCCTCACCTGCCAGCTGCAATCCGTTGTCGTCGGCAAAGTCAAACACAAGCTGGCGCCGATTCTTCTGGAAGTAAGACTTCAGATTCCCACCCTTGAAGTAGTTCGCGTCAATGCAATGTGACTTGTCCCGATCCGTAAAACCGTTCTCCAAGATATCCTTCAAATAGACGCGCTTGTTCTCCGGCATGGAGCGGACTGGAATGTTTGTCCAATACAGACGATCACGATTCTGCGCCGATACCAAGTTGGAGTTGATACGAACCGGCTTCACGCCCAGATGCTCAGTGATAACGTCCTGATGCTCTTGCTTCATGTTGACATTCTCCAACAGAAACCAGCGTGGCTTCAACTCGCGGAGCAAACGCACATACTCAAAGAACAGCGCCGAGCGTGGATCGTCAAAGTTCAGCCGCTTGCCGGCCCATGAGAATCCCTGACAGGGTGAGCCGCCGATCAACAGGTCAATCTTGTACCCCCGATCCAGAGGCACAAATAGATCACCGTTCTTGTGCGCCTTGACGCCGGTCACATCACCCAGATGCACCGTGTCAGGATAGTTGGCCTTCGCTACTTCAATCGCATACTTGTCGATCTCGCTGGCAAAGTAGTTGGTGACAGGAAAGCCTGCCCTCTCAAGGGCAAGCCTCCCACATGACATTCCGTCAAACAGCGACAGCACGTTCACAATACTTCTCCTTCATCTGAGTATGCGTAAGCTCGTCAATCAGAACCCAACTATGTGTGTGAACCGATTCAAAACGACTCTGCCAAATCTCAATCCACAAGTCTCTGTGATGTGGCTGATACGAAATGACATAGTAATAGTCATTCCACTCATGAGCCTCCAACATCTCATCACGATCCTTGAACAATGCGTGGATCAAACGAACCTCGCCGCCCTTGGGATTCTTGTTCGCCGCAACAAACGCCGCCGCAAACTCGTCAGCCTCAAACCGTGGGAACGCCCACGCATACTCCTTGGCGTCCTCAATGAAATCAGCCGCACCGCGTGGGTAGTTGTCATAATGCTTGTATGCCCACACTTCTTCATGCTCATCCTCAAAGATGTAAATCGCTCTAGTTCCCATTGTCTTCCTCCTCAAGATTCTCAAACAAGACGTAAACCTGACCGTCCTTCTCATCACCAACATAGACTTCCAAAAAATCTACCGGCGTGTCCTTCAGTGCATTCGACAGCCACCTAAACAAAGACTCCTTATCCATCGTCGTCCTCCACTACATGATGAAACTTTACACATGTGCCCTGACACTTGTCGCAATCTACGACATCACCGTAAGGCGTTGGCTCGTACCCATGACCGGCGCACCAGTCACAGTATACAAGGTATTCGATCCGTGAACCTTGGACCTCAATTCTTTGCTGTATTTCCATAGCGTCCTCCAAGACTGATATTTAATTGTTATTATACACAGGGCGAGACAGCATGCAACAACATAAGATGCATGTCTCATTTGTCACGTTTGGTACAGTGTTTTTGCTGGAAAAAAGTTTTTAAATTTTTTTCAAATGGGGTGTGACAAGTGTGACAAGTGTGACAAGAACCTCGCAACACGAGGCAGAGCAATGGTTTTTCCTTGGCACACTTCTAAGCATTTTTGGCACACTTGTCACAGTATGGAGACACTATAGGACAACATCTCAAAACCTTGGAAAATTCCTGGATTTTAAAAGGCTTCAAAACAGTGTTTTTTTGGAGTAGTAGTGTGACATGTGTAACAAGAAGACAGACATTCTTGCAGATGACATTGAGGCCGAGACTGGACGCAAATTGACCCAGCGTCAGCGTGAGTTTGCTCGGCACTATGTTGAAGGTATCTACTCCAACGCTGAATGTGCCCGAAAGGCAGGCTATGCATCCAACTCAGCAGCCTCTATTGCTGGGCACCTGTTAGCCGGCAAAAAGTTTCCTCACCTCACCGATTACATACAAGAACTTCGTGAAGAGAGAGAACGCCGATATGGCGTGACCGTCATGGGTCAGCTCAAACGTCTTCATGAATTATCAACCGGCGCCGAGGAGGCAGGTCAATTCTCAGCTGCAATCAATGCTGAGAAGATTCGATCTGCACTTGGTGGCTTGACTGTGGACAGGCGAGAGAACATTCATCAGCTAGACGATCTGTCTCGAGAAGAGATCACCTCTCGATTGAACCAACTCCGGCGCGAGTATCCGCAGGCGTTCATTGAGGGTGAATATACGGAGGTAGTTGATGCCGACACCGGAGGCGAACTTTTGGAACACCATCCGCAGGAACCTGCCGAGTAACTGCTATACAACCCGAATCGAAAACCGCCATGGCGGTGGCGTGCCTGACGTACATGTAGCATGGTCAGGGCTTGTGTTCTGGTTAGAATTAAAAACAACAAAAAACAATACTGTCAGAATATCCCCACAGCAAATCGCGTGGAATACCGCGTATTCGCGTTCGGGCGGCTTGTCATTCATCTTTGTTAAGCACCTCTCTTCGGGCGACCTATTTTTGTTTCGGGGCGCGAGAGCTTTGGATGTAGCCAAGTCGGGACTGGCGGCTGGGGCCGAGTTTCGGGGTTCGGGATTCGGGGATTTGTGGGATGCGGTTCGGGAGACTGGGGTCCGGCACCTAGAGTCAGTGCTATCGGGATTTCGGGATTCGGGTTCGGGATTCGGGGATCTTGTCCAGGGCCACCCAGGGACTGGGGCGCCAGTACCAGGGTCACAGCAACCTAGGCTCGAGGGCGGAGACGGCGCCTAAACGCCGTTCCTAAAATCCTCCTCTGTCCAAAACTCCACCGGCTTGCTGCCGAATAGATGCACCATGTGATCACCGATCTTTTTACTGATCTCGGCCAGCTCGTCGGACGGAATCTGCATCGGACTGCGCCCTTGCATGTATGTGTGTTCTAGAGCCGCGTGTACTGCGGCTCTAGCGTCA